TCAGGCCGCGCGGTCGGGCTGGAGCAGTGCTCGCAGGTGCGGGCGCAGGACCGCCGCGACCGTGTCCAGCTGTGCAGGGGTGAGGCGGGGAGCACGTGCGACGTTCGCGCGCGCCGTGTCCAGCTCCTCGGCGGAGAGCAGGGTGCGGGGGTCGGTGGCGGGGGTGTAGCGGAGAGGCTCTGTGGTGGCCACAGGGCTCCTTTCCGGTCCGGGACGGGTCAGCGGTGCGGGGGTCGGCGGGGCAGGCTCCGGCCGCGCGCGTGTTCGGCAGCCTGCCACTCACCGAAGGTGCGTCCGCCGATGCGGTGGCGCAGGTGCGGTTGGGCGTTCTGGGTCATACCGACCGGGCTCGGGCCCAGGACGGCGTCGAGGTCGGTGGCCGCGTTGGTGTGCCATCCGGCGGAGGTGATGGCGGCCTCGTCGGGGAACACGTCGGCGACCCGGTCTCCATGCTCAGGGTCGAGGAGGTGGTCCTCCCGGCCGCCGTAGCTGTAGACCCAGCGGAAGTTCGCGGGCGGGTCCGGCTCGACCAGACGCCGGAACCTGGAGACCTCCTTGGTGTAGCTGTAGAACAGCACGTCCGGGACGGCGCGGGCGATGCGCAGCCAGGCGCTCAGGTAGGCGTCGGAGAAGTAGTCCCCGCTGTCGTGCACCCGCACCGCCCGCCCTCCCCGGAACCGGGGGTGGGCGAGTTCGGCGAGCAGGTCGCTCTCCCACTGCGGCAGGTCGTCCAGCACGCGCGCGAGGTTGCGCTCGTGCTTGGCGAGGACCTTCGGGAACCGGTAGCTACCGTGTCTGGCGTAGCACACCCCGGCGCACACCCCGGCGGTCGGGCAGGTCAGGTAGGTGCGGCCGTCGGGCAGGCGTCCGGCCAGTGCGGGCAGGGTGAAGCCGTAGATCCCGAACTGCCGCAGGTAGCGGTTCTGGGTCAGCAGCCGTTCGGGGCGGCGCGATGGCGTGGTGCTCGCGGCAGGTTCCTCGCTCAGTCGGCGTCCTCGGCGGGGGTGAGCGGACGGCCCTGGGCGTCGCGCGGGTCGGTCAGCGGGGTGACGTGGCGCTCGGTGGCGATCACCACGCCGAAGCTGCCCAGTGCGACCACCACGGCGGTGATCATGCCGGTGACGCCGTCGCCCTGGCCGGGGGTGAGCAGTCCGGCACCGACGAGGCCGGTGACCAGCGCGGTGAGGCCGCCGATGACGGAGGCGGTGAGGCGCAGCGGGCGGGGACGGGGGTCGGTCATGGGGTTTCCTCCTGGTGGGGGTGGTCGCCGCTGTGCTTGTCCATCCAGGCCGCGAACCGCCAGGCGGCCTTGGACGCGGCCCACAGCAGCAGGGCGAGGGAGAGCACGAGGGAGCCGCCGCCGGGGGTGATCCCGGTGGCGGTTTCGTGGGCGGTCACGGGCGGGTGAGCCAGTCCCCGGCGTAGATCCGGTTCGGGTCGGCGATGTTGTTGCGCGAGGCGATGGCGGCCACGGTGGTGCCCCAGCGGGCGGCGATCGCGGACAGGGTGTCGCCGGGGCGGATCTGGTAGCGCTCGCCGCCGCCCGCTCCCCCGCTGGCGGGGACCTGGATGGTGCGGCCCGCGTGGATCAGGTTCGGGTCGGGGATGCCGTTGCGGTTCGCGAGTTCGGCCACGGTGGTGCCGGTGCGGGCGGCGATGGCGGAGAGGGTGTCGCCGGGGGCGATCACGTAGGGCACCCAGCCCGTGGGGGCGGGTGCGGGCTGCTGGGGTGCGGGGGTGGGCGGGGTGCCGAGGATGAACGCGTCGCGCGACCAGCCGGGCAGGGTGGCGTTGCGGTCGACAGGCTTGGGGAAGCCGTGGACATTGCCGCTGCTGGTGTGCTGGTGCAGGGCGAGCCGGGGGTGGGAGTAGTCCGGGCGGCCGGGGTCGCCGTTGTACTGCGCGACCCACAGCAGCACGCGATCGTCGGCCCACTCGTGGGGGCGCAGGAGCCGGGTGAACCAGTTCTGGTTGGCGTAGACCAGCAGCGGCGCGCCGGTCGCGGCGCGGAACCGCGTGATGAACTCGGCGACGAACGGGTTGGGGTCGCCGAGGCTGTTCTCCTCGATGTCGAGCATGGGCCACATCGAGCCCTCGGCGAGCAGCCCGCGGGCGTGCAGGCTTGCGGCGAAGCGCCCGACCTGTGCGGCGAGGTTGCCGGGGTGGGCGTAGTGGTAGCCGCCGACCGCGATACCGACGCTGCGGGCGCCCTCGACCTGCGCGGCGGCCAGGGGGTTGGTGTAGGTGGTGCCCTCGGTGGTCTTCACCGAGCAGTAGGTGATGTTGTGCCCGGCGACTTGGTTCCAGTCGATCCGGTCGCCCTGGTGGCTGGCGATGTCGATTCCGTAGTCGGTCAAGCGCGTCCGATCTGTCGGTGGGCATGGCGAAGCGGCCGGAGCACCGGGTGGTGGTCGGCTCGCAGGTGGTGCCGGGTGGTTAGGCCGGTGGTGGGTAGGGCTCGCCGCGTCGGGCGGCGGCTGCGGCATCCTCGGCGGCCCGGCGGCGGTCGCGCTCGGCGTCCAGCTCGGTCTCCAGGTCGCCCAGGCGGCGCTCCAGCTTGGTCAGCCGGGAGCGCAGCGCGGCGAGTTCGGCGGCGTGGGCGGTGCGCACGCTGGCCAGCTCGGCGGCGTGCGAGGTCTCGCGGGCCGCCAGCGCGGACAGGTACTCGGCGCGGTCGCTGCGATTGGCGGTCATGAGGCGGTGGTTGGCGCTGAGCAGGTAGGCCACGACCAGCACCAAAGCTCCGGCCACACCGAAACTGGGGAGTGCCTCTATTCCCAATCGCCTCCCTCTGTGGTGGACACGACGCGCTAGAAGTGCGTGGCTGCTAGCCTGTCGAAGTTCCTCGCTCTGATGACAAGGGGTGAGGGGCGGAACCGAAAAACGCTCCGCGTAGTTCCACGGGAAGTTCGGTTGCTTCGTCGGCTCTTCCTCGGGGCCGGTCGAGCCGAAGCAACCACTATGGCTTGTGTCCACCACGCAGTACCGGCACCGATCGCCACTAGGCGCTCAGCCGCTCGACCTGATCGCCAGGGGTGGAGTGTGTCGTGCAGCAGTGGGGCGTCCTCGTCGTCGTGGCCGCGGTGACTGTTCTCGTCGTTCTGGTGAGGGCGATGAAGGCCTTCGAGAAGGTCGCGCCGAACGCGCGCTTCCGCGCCGAGTTCAAAGTAGGCAAACACAGCGCGGCGTCACTGGAGATCAGCCCCGTGCGCCCCGACCGGCAGCAGTTGCCCGCATCTCCCGTAGACGCGCCACAGCCTCTCGCCCCGACTACGGCACCCGTACTCCCTCGGCGGCGAGGACGGCGTGGGCGTCGGGGTCGGTAGGCGGGTCGGGGAACAGCCCGACGTCCTCGGGTGGTGTGGGGCTGCTGGTGGCGCGCAGGGTGAGGGTCTGGCGGACCTGGCCGGTGTTGTCGCCGCTGGTGCTGATGCCCACCACCCATGCGGGGGTGTCCAGGGCCGCGCCGGTCTGGTCGACCACGCGCACCAGGTCGCCGAGCGTCAGGCGCGGGTCGGGCAGGATCTCGACCTCGCCGAGGACGGGGAGAGGGCGGGCGGCCATGCCGAGCAGGTGGTTGGCCAGGGTGGCGGCGGTGTCCCAGCGTTGGATCCACGGGGTGGCTGTGACCTGGTAGGTCTGCGCGCCGTAGCGCTGCTGGCTGGTGGTGTCGGTGCGGCGGACGGTGCGAGTGCCGGTGGTGCTGTCCTGGTAAGCACGGGGGGCGCGGATGGCCAGGGAGTTGGTGCCGCCGGTGGTGATCATGTAGACGGTGCCGCCGGTGGCGTTGCGGAAGGTGATCACCAGTTGGTTGCCGTCGCGGTCGGTGGTGGTCTCGATGCCGCCGAACAGGCCGGTGGTGCCGCTGGCAGAGGGTGAGAAGCGGACCCGGCTGGAGGTGAAGGGCGTGGTTGCGGCGAACAGGCGCGGTGGCGCGCAGTCGTACTCGGACGTGCCGTAGTCGAAGGTCAGCGTCAGGCTCTGCCCGGCCGGGATGGAGCGCGTGCCGGTGTCGCTGAACACCTCGACGTCCCCGTCGTGCTCGATGCTCTGATAGGTGACGTCGATGACGTTGCGGACGCTGTCGATGGCCTCGGACACGCGCAGCGCGGCGATCTCGCGGGCGCTGGTGACGGTCAGCGCGGGCTGTCCGGGTGCGCGGAAGCGGGAGTTCGGGCGGTAGCGCAGCAGGCCGTGCGGGTCGAACTCGCAGGTGGCCTGTTCGGCCTGGGCTACGGCGCTGATGATCTCCCACGCGCTGCCCTGTGTGGGCGGGATGGCGTTGAGCTGGGAGGTCAGGCCGGTGACGACGCCGCCGCGCGTCCAGGCGGGCTCGAACTCGCCGCGCCCGGCAGGGGTGGTGATGGTGGTGCAGACCTGCACGGCCTCCACGGGTGCGCCGCCGGTGATCTCCACGTGGGAGAGCTGGGCGTCGGCAAGCGGGACGAGGTCGCCGAGCCAGGCCTCCAGGTAGCCGCCCCGGATACCGGGGCCGGTGGCGTAGATCCGCGCGGAGGGGGTCTTGCCGGTCCAGGACCAGTGCACCCCGACGTGGTAGGTGCCGCGTGTGGTCAGGCCGACGCCGCTGTAGCCCTTGGAGCTGGTGCTGCTTCCGGCGGTGCCGACGGTGATCGTGTTCGCGGTGAGGTCGACCAGCAGGTACAGCGTCTCGGCGACGGAGTCGGTGGCGTAGTGCAGGGACAGCCGCAGCTGGTTGCCCGCCGAGCCGCCGCCGCTCTGCTGAACCCACGCTTCCACCAGCAGGGACCGGCCGCCGATGGTGGTGCGGGTGCGCGGGTCGTAGCGCAGCACGTAGGGCGTGGAGTACGCCTCCAGCGCGCACTGCCACGGCACGTCGTCGGTGAAGCGGTAGCTGATCGGGGTCTGCGCGTGTTCGCGGTAGAAGCCGGTGGAGGGGACGATGCCGCCGTGCATGGTCACGTCCAGGACGCAGCCGGGGCGCGGTGGCGGGCAGGTGAAGATCCCGGCCCGGCGGGCGAGGTGGTCCACGATCCAGGTGCCGGAGGCGATCGGCCCGCCCGTGGTGGACAGCGTTGCCGGGAGGCGCGCGGCGTCGCGCAGGCGTTCGGCGCCGTCGAGGGCGGTGAGCTCGACCAGGCCGGTGACGGCGTCGGCGGAGCGGTCGCGGATGCCGCCCCGGAACGCGGGCAGCGCGTCGTCCGCGACGCCCCAGCCGTGGATCACGGACTGTCCGGGTCGGGCCAGATCGCCCGTGGTGTGGGGGGCGTAGGGGCCGTAGAGGCGGGCGGCGGTGTCGGTGCCGTCGCCGGAGAGGGTCAGGCGCAGCTCTGCGGCGGCGGAGCCGTTGGTGGCGCGGATGGGGGCGGGCAGGTCGGTGTCGTAGGCGCGGTCCAGCGCCCAGGCGGTGATCTGGTCGGTGACCTCGCGCCCGCCCAGGCGGGTCAGGGTGGTGGTGACGCGGTCGGGGGCCTCCAGGGCGGCGACGAGGGCGGGGTCAGCGTCGAGCACGGCGCACCTCCACCAGGTGCAGGGTCATGTCGCGGTGGGGAAGGCGCGGGGTGTCGGCGTAGTCGGTGACGGTCATCGCCGGGCAGCCCTCCCCCAGCGGCGGGACCTCGCCCTCGGCGACCGGCTCGCCCAGGCGCAGCACCGCCCCGCCGATCGCGGTGGGCACGTTCAGCTCGGGGAGCTGGAGCTTGGGAGTGACGACCACCGCGCCCGGCGGTGGGACGGCGGTCGCGACCGGGGCGGGGTCGGTGCCGCCCACCGCCGTGCCGGTGGCGTCGAAGAAGCTCAGCAGGCACCGGCCGCCGAAGGCGGTGGCCTCGGCGGTGAAGCTCACCGGCACATCGGGCACGACCGGGTAGCCGCCCCAGTGGGGGTGCCGGTAGTAGAGCTGGGAGTCCGCGCGGGTGCCGGTGACGGTCAGGACGCCGTCCGGCCGCGCGGCCAGGGTGCCCCACCCCACCATCTGAATCATCGCGGCGGGCACGACGCCCAGGGATTGGCCGGGTTCCAGGAGGTTGGGGGCGGTGGTGGGGTCGAGCACGGCCAGCGGGCCGGGGCCGGTCGCGCCGAGCGCGAGCGCGGCCACCCAGCGCGCGGAGGGGGCGGACAGCGCGCCCCAGGCCAGGGTCAGGCGGCGCGGCGGGGTGGCCAGGCGGGTGGTGGTGATCCCGCCCGACAGCGCCGCGAACTCCGCGACGCCCAGGTCCACGGTCCGGTCGTGCTGTTCGGCGGCCTCGGGGATCTCCCGCAGCCGCCCCAGGGGGCCGATCCACAGCGAGCGCATCGCGTCACCTCCTGGCCAGGGAGCGGTTTCCCTCGGCGGTGGCGCGGGCGATCTCGACCGCGCCCACCTTGACCACCACGGGCCGCTCGGCCAGCCGCCGCACGGCGTCGGTGAACGCGGCCAGGTCCTCGCCCCGCACGGCGGCGCCCGTGGTGGTGGCGCGGGCGGGGGCGGCGGGTTCGACGGTGGCGACCATGGCGGGCAGGGAGTCCGTCAGGTCCGCCAGGTAGCGGCGCACCTGCGGCTCCCCGTCCGCCAGGCCCTCAACGAGGCCGCGCATCAGCAGGTTCCCGTTGCCGCGCAACAGGTTCCGGTCCCGCGCGGGCGGTCCCTTCCACTCCGGGAGCATGTCGGTCAGGCTGCCGAGCTTGTCCTTGACCCAGCCCCAGCCGTGCTCGATGCCTTTCACCAGCCCCTTGATCAGGTTCTTTCCGGCCTCGAACAGCAGCCCGCCCACGTCCGCGAACAGGTCGAAGATCGCCCTGGGCAGGTCGGCGAGCATGGTCATCAGGTCCACGACCAGCAGTTTCGTGGTCGCGACGATCAGGTCCCAGGTGCCGCCGAGGAAGTCGCGCAGGCCGGTCCAGGCGCGCTGCCAGTCGCCGGTGATCAGCCCGATGGCCATGTCGATGACGCCCTGAAGGGCGCGGAGCGCGCCGTCGACGATCTCCACCAGGCGCGCGAAGACCGGCATCACGACGCCGTCGACCAGCCACGTCAGGGTGGGCATGAGCTTATCGACCAGCACGGCCGCCGCCGTGGTCGTGGCCACGGCCATGGACGTCACCGTTTCGGTCGCCCGGACGACCAGCGGCGTCCAGTCGGTGAGCAGCTTGAGCAGCGGCGGAAGCAGCAGGTCCACCAGCTGCTGCACCGGCGTGATCAAGGGGGCGAGGCCGCCGACGACGAGCCCGAGCAGCGCCTGCGTCAGCGGCGCTACCAGCGGGATCAGGGCGATTAGGGTCTTGCCGACCAGGTCGCCGAGCAACCGTCCGATTTGGACCAGGGCGGGTGTGGCGGCCGAGAGCCCGGTGGTCAGCGCCCAGCCCAGCTCGACGATCCCGTCGAGCAGCACCGGCAGCACCGGCAGCAGGGGGCGTAGCGCGGCGTCGAGCAGTTTGCCCAGGGTGGTGACGAGTACGAGGGCCAGCGGCAGCAGGGCCGACAGCGCCGCCAGCAGGTTCCTGCCGAGCAGGTCGGCCACGGGCGTGGCCACGGTGAGCAGCTGCGCGAACAGCGGGGCCAGGACCCGGAGGACCTGCGAGACGAACTGTCCAAAAAGGATGATCAGTGGGGTCAGGCTCTGCGCCATCCCGACCAGGGCCGGGGTCAGGCTGGTGATCCCGGAGACCAGACCGGACCCGACGACCTCGGCGACGACCTGACGCAGGGCCGGTGCCAGCGCGTCGACCAGACCGGCGAGCAGCCCCAGGGCGGGCACGACCAGCGAGGCCGCGACCTGGGCGACGGTGGCCAGCAGCGGCACCAGCGCCAGTAAGAGCTTCGCGACCGGTTCGAGAGCGGGTGCCAGCGACCCGAGCGCCTGGCCGACCACAGGGCCGAGCTGGGCGATCGCGGGCGCGAGGACCCCGGCGAAGAGCTGGCCCAGGACCACGACGAGCGGCGCCGCGCCCACGACTGCGGCGTGCAGACCGCCGAAGACCTGTTCGAGCGTGTGCGCGCCCTGCGCCGAGCGCAGATAATTCGCCATCCCCTCGGAGAGCGCCACCAACGTGCCCAGCAGGCCAGCTCCCTGGCTGTTGGCCGCCGAGAGGATCGAGAACAGGGCGGAGGCGAGGTTGGCCAGGATCGTGCCCAGGTCGCCGAGTGCGTTGAATCCGTTGTCCAGCCAGGTGTTCAGCTGGCCGGACTCGCGGGCGGCGGAGGTGAACGAGGCCAGCCGGGTGGTGGACTCGCCCACGCGCGTGGCGAAGCCGGGCAGGAAGTCCGAGCCGACCACCGACACGTCCACCAGTGCGGCCACCAGCGGAATGGCCGCATCGGAAAGCTGGCGCACGGCGGTGCTGGTGTTGCCCAGCACGTGCTCCACGTCCTCGGCGGTGCCCGCCCGGTCGGCGAACCCGGCCGCCTTGATGGCTGCGGTGTTGTAGCCGCCCGCGATCGTGGACAGCTCGCGGCGCAGCATCGGCAGGTAGCGCCCGCCGAGCTGGGAGACCTGCTGCCCGAGCCCGGCGAACAACTGGGCCTGGACGTCGACCCTGAGGCCGTCCAGCTCCGGCTTGAGTGCCCGCGCGGCGTCGGCGGTCTCGCGCATCGGCGGCGCGAACCGCTCGATCGCTTTCGCGTACTCCTCGGGACTCTCCGCCTTGAGCGCGTCGCCCAAGCCCTCCACGCCGAGCGTGAGCGTCTTGACCGCGACGGCGGCGGCGATCCCGGCCGCGGGCAGCACCAGCAGCGAGCCCGCGGCGGTCCCGGCCGCCGCGCCGAGCCCGCCCACCAGCCCCACCGTCTCGCCCAGCGCGGCGGTCATCGACGTGTACTTCAGGGTCGCGCCGCCGACCGCCGTGGTGTGCGCGGTCAGCGCCCCGGTCGAGCGGGTCACCGCCCGCGAGAGCAGGCCCAGCCCGCGCGCCGACGCGCCCACCGAGCGGTCCAGCGCGGCGCGGATGGTGACGCTGTGCCCGGACATCGAGCGCTTGAGCGCGGTGAACTCGCCCCGCGCCGCCGCCGAGTCCAGCTCGGCCAGCAGGGTCAGCGCCGACTTGTCGCCCTCACGGGCCAGCGCGGCCAACTGCGCGCGCACCAACGCGGTCTGGATCTGCGCGCCCAGCGAGATGTTCGGGGCGCCGCGCTCGGCGTCGTTGATCTGCTCACGGACGTGCCGCCCGAGCCCTTGCAGGCTCGGCAGGATCTTCAGGTAGGCGTGGCCGACGGTCGCCAGGGGGCATCACGCCCCGCGCATCCACACCGCGATCTCGCGCAGCGACCGTGTTTCCGGTTCGGGCTCACCCCCTCCCGGTACGGGAGGGGTGGCGGTGCCCAGGTCCAGCGGGGAGGCCAGCGCTTCCTCGGGCACGGTGGACCCGAGCGCGCTCGCGACCGTGGCCCACAGCAGCGTCACGCGACGCTCCAGCGCGGCGAGCAACAGCTCGGCGCGCGTCCACCCGGCGTCGGGACCGACCGCGCGCCACACTGCGGCGTCGGCGGGCAGCGCCGCCACGACCGCGCACACCCGCCGGAAACTGAGGCTGCCCCGGTACAGGTCGAGCAGGTCCAGGCCGTACCGCAGCAGGTCGGCCTCCAGCGCTTCGGAGGTGGCGTCGCCTGCGATCAGGCGGGCGACGCAGAACGGTTTCCCCGCCCCAGCTCCCGCATGATCGTCTGAGAGAAGTCCTCCGCGTCCCCGGCGGTCCGGGCGAGGTCGCGCCAGGTCAGGTACTGCTGATCGCCCAGGATCAGCCGTAGCGAGTGCAGCATCCGCCCCTCCTCCTCGGCCTCGATCGCGGCCAGCGGGAAATCCGACGCGGAGGGCAGCACGAAGCGCTTGCCGCGCCACATCACCGCCTGCTCGCTGCGGGCGGGCGCGGGCGGGCGGCCGGTGGCCTCGCGGCGCTGGTGACGGCTCAACGGGTCTCCTTGGTAGTGAGGGTGCCGCCGCCGGGCGCGGTGGCCAGCACGGCGGGGTCGTCGGTCAGCCACACCGCGAGCGTTGTGCCGGTGGCTGGGGCGAGTGCGGCGAACGTGAGACCCCACCTGGCCTCCTGCGACCTGCTCCACTGGCTGTCCTGGGTCTCGGAGACCTCGGCGCGCGGCAGGTAGAGCCGGTGGTGGTAGACCTCGGTGGCAGAGAGCGTGTCGACCCAGTCCACGCACAACGCCCGCTCGTCGCCCTTGGGGACGCTGCTGATCTCGGCGCGGTAGTGCCCGGCCCCGGCGGCGGTCTCGGCGAAGACCAGGCCGCCGAAGTAGGCGGACAGCACCGCGCCCTTGGTCTCCTGGAAGACGCTGGCGACCGTGAGTTCCTGGGAGGTGTAGATGTAGCGGGCGGCGCTGGCCTGCTGCCAGTGCTTGATGCCCTCCTTCTCGATCGCCCGGCGCAGCGTGACGCCGTCCTCGGTGGACAGGCCGAGGCCGGTCCACGACGCGGGCAGCGGCTTTCCGGCCTCGGGCGGTTCGCCGGTGCCGGGTGGGGCGAGGCTGATCTCCCCGGTGCCGGGGACGCGGACGAGGGCGGGGCTCAGGGCCAAGCGTGGCCTCCTGGGGGTCGGTGGGTGGGGGTGCGGGCGCGCACCACGGCGGCGGCGGTGGCCAGCGGGCGGGCGGTGTGCGGGTCGATGCCGGGCAGCGGTCCGGTGACCGGTTCGCCACCGAGCAGGCCGGGCGCGGGGACCGGGACGCACAGCAGCGCCAGCGCGATGGCGGTCGCGGCCTTGGCCTCATGCTCGGTGCGGTGCCAGCAGGTCAGCCGGATCACCGCGCGCTGTACGGCGGGCCAGGTCCAGGTGTGGGAGTCCTCGGCCACCAGCAGCCACGGCAGCGAAGGGGGGCCGCCGTCAAGGCCGTCACCCACCCGTGTGGCCACCCGGATGCCCGCCACGGCGGGCTCGGCGCGGGTGGTCAGCAGCGGGCGCAGAGCGCGCACCACCAGATCGGCCACATCCACCGGGACCGGCAACGCGCCGGTCACGACACCTCACCGCCGCTCTCCAGGCCCGCGACCTCCAGCCCGGCGGCCTCCGCACTGCGCTTGAGCAGCCCGTACCGCGCTTCCATGCCCATCCCAGCCGGGTGCGGCACGGCCACGGTGGTGCCCACGCGATCGCGGCCGGGGTCGTCGAAGACCTCGACCGGCAAGGACTCGCCGGAGGTGACGCGGCGTGCGGCGCCGCGCGCGGTCGCGGCGACCTGCTCGACCACCTCGTGCACCGCCGTGGCGAACCCGGTGGAGAGCAGCAGCTCCCGCACGCCGTCCGAGTCGACCCGGAACCCCTCGAACGCGCCAGCCACGGCCGATCACCCGCTCACGTGCTTGAGGCGGGCCTGGTACTGCACCAGACCGAAGCGGGGTTCGTGCACGTCGGGCGCGCCGTCCACCTGGTAGGCGCGGCCCTTCCACTCGACGTGGTCGCGCTCGGCGAGGTGGTCGAAGGTGACCAGCTCCAGCCGAGAGATGACCGGACGACGGCCGGGCTCGGCGGACTCGGTGGACCCGGCGGGGGTCAGCCGTCCCCAGCCGACGCGGCGGGTGGCGTCGGGGCCGTAGTCCCAGGCCGGGGCGGGGTTGTCGTAGGCGTCGGGGACCGGGACGGGGGTGATGATCACGATGCGGTGGGGAAACCGGATGGCTGCTCCGATCAGGTGGGACACGACACGGGGCGTCAAGGCAGCTGGATCGATGGCCGATGGGAAGGGGGCGGCGTCAGCCCTGGGCGAAGGGGTGGCGCTGCCGCGTTCACCCTCCGCAGGCTCAGCCGGGCCAGATGGAGAACGCCCCGCGCGGGGCGGGCAGCGGCGGGCGCAGCAGCTCCAGCTCGTCCTCGGTGAGGTACAGGCCGCCGCCCTCGTGCGCGGCCACCCGCGAGTGCGCGCCGACGGTCTCGGACTTGTTGCCGTCCGGCGGGGCCGCCAACGCGCGCAGCACGGCGGTGGCGATCACACCGGGCGCGGTCGCCGGGGGCGGGTCGGGCAGCTCGGGCACGCGGGCGCGCACGATCGACGAGGCATCGGCGATCAACACCGCCACGCGCGCCCGCTGCCCCTCGGTCAACTCGACCTCGGTACGGGCCTGCACGTCGGCCACGGTGGCGAGGGCTCCCCCTGGCTGCGGCTGGATGTCACCCATTCGTGAAGCACGGGCTGGCTCTACTGTTCGGACGTGGCTTCCTTTCTGCCGGACACACTCCTCGGGTGGGTTCAGGTCGCATCTCCCGTAGTGACGATCGCCGCAGTCATCATTGCCATCCGTGGCAATAGACGTGACACGAGATGGCGGCACGAGGATCTTGAAAGCGAACGCCGACGGCTTGCCTCGTCAGTGATCGCCGTGATCGAGGTTAAACCGCCGGGGGCCGGTAGCGAATTGGGGTGGTTGGATGCAGGAACCCATGACCAAGTGCGATCGGTGGAGGTGCACAACGCGGGCAGTGAGGTGATCAAGAGCATCCATGCGGAGGTGGTCCAGAAAAGCCATGCGGAGGTGGTCCAGGAAAGCACCGGCACGGTGGTGGTACCGCTCTACCGGACCCACAACTTGGTACAGGAGTTGCTGTTGTCCCACTTGGAAGGGGGCGCAAAACATCGCTGGAACAACGTGCGGAGTGCCCCAATTGCCAAGGCCAAGGCCGCCGACGGGTCCAAGGAGATGCGGGCTGACTTGGGCCCACGCATCACCTGGACCGACGCTGCTGGCTGGCGGTGGCAGATGACGGCTAACCGAGAACCCATCCGCCTTGACTAGTCAGCTGCCACTGAGGCTTTGGGTGGGCGGCCCCCGGCAGCCCTGACCCCCAGCTCGGCGGGCAGCCCGCGCAGCGCCTCGGCAGTGGCCTTGTCTGTCACCTCGGCCTCGCCGTCCACGAAGCTCACGCCCAAGTCGTGGACGACGAGCTGTCGGTAGCGGGTGCTGGTGAACTTCACGCCCCACCCCCGGACGCCGTGGGGCCGGTGGTCAGTCCGGTGATCTTGCCGTGGGCGATCTCCGGCCCGTACTCCAGCGAAATCTCCCCGTAGATCTGCGCGCGGTCCGTACTGCCGGTCTTGGCCAGGGGCTCGCTGAACAGGAAGCCCTGGCCGGGCTTTTCCAGCAGGACGGGCGCGCACTGGTCGAGGCTGACCACCTGCACGATGTCGGGGGGCATGTAGCGGTTGAGCATCAGGTTGACGCGGCCGAAGTCCGTCTCGATGGTCGAGACGCTGACGCCGCCGACGTTGCGGGTCTGCTCCTGGTAGTTCTTCTTCGTGACGAACTCCGTGGTGAGCTGCCGCTTCTGCCACGCGCCGCACATCAGCGTGGCCGTCTCGCTGATCTGGATGCCGCCGTTCTCCCAGACCTTCTGCAACAGGTCGATGACCATGCCCTCGGTCAGCGGGGTCGGCGTGGAGTTGGTGATCACGTTGGTACGGGTGGCCTCCAGGATGCCCCTGGTCTTGCGCACCGTGGAGTTGTCGGTGGGCTCCTGGTACTTGCCGACCAGGAACGTGGCCTCTACGTCGCGGGCGATCTGCACCAGCGCCTGTTGGGTCTGCCAGTCCATCTCGTTGGCCACGGCGTTGGTGCCGCCGATCGCGGCGGCGTTCGGGTTGGCCGCGCCGGTCCCGGCGAACATGGCTTGCGTGGCCTGACGGGTGTAGGTCACGCCAATGCTCTCCTGGTGGATCTCCAGGACGTTGCGCTCCTGGCCACGGATGCGCGTCTCGGCCGGTGGGGCGTCCGCGCCCTCCAGGCGCTGGCGGTTCGGGTCGGGGGCGCGCAGGTCGTACACGGTCCAGGTGTGGACCACCGCGTTGGCCCGCCGCCCGCCGCTCAGGCCGCCGATCGCGGACAGGAACGGCGTGTCCGTGGGGGTCAAACTGAAGAGTTCACCGACGTAGTTGGGGCTGTTGTAGGTGTTGGCGATCTCGCGGATACCGGGCAAGAAAGTCCTTATGCGGCAAGGACTCCGGCACCGCGCACGGGCACTGGACGGGGGCGTTCGAGGGGGGTGACGTGCGGGGCTCGACCTCGACCGACCACCTTCCGGTGCGCGGGATGACGGCGGTGCCGAAGTCATGGTGAACGGAGCGGGGAACGCTGGTGTCAGCGCTGCGTGCGGGCCTGCTCGGCGAGCAGGCGGTTCTTCAAGCCGATCGCGGTGGCCCAGTCGCCGCGGGCTTCGGCGTCGCGGATCTGCTCGGCGATGCCGGAGGGGCCGCCGGAGCGCTGGCCCTGCGAGGGGTCGGGGGCGGGGCGGCGCGGGCCGTCGACGCGGGCCAGGTGCGGGCGTTGGGCGAGCACCGCGCCGAGGTCGGCGGTGATGGCGGCGGTGTCGATCCGGCCGTCCTCGGTGAGGTAGCGGTCCCGCTCGTCCAGGTAGCGCGGCGCGTCGGTGGGGTCGGCCCACCCGGTGGCGGCGGCGCGGATCTCCGCGTCCACCGCCACCCGCCGCAGCGCGACCAGCTGCGCCTCGGCGGTCGTGGCCCGCTCCGCCGCGCGCTCGGCGTCGGTCTTGTTCGCCGCCTCGATCTCGTCCAGACGGCGGGCCTTGTCGCGGTGCTCCCGAGCCCGGTTCTCCGCGCTGGTCAGCTTCGTGCGGGTCTGCTCGTACAACGCCCGGTAGTCCGGGACGGAGTCCTTCCCGGTGTCTTCGGACGGCGAGGCCGGTACAGGTGTTCCGGAGATCGGCGGGTTGGCTGAGTGCGTTTGTGTGGCCTGCTCCGGAACGGCGGAGGGCACGTGTTCGGTCAGGAGAACCCCTTATGGGTTGGCAGACAGGCGGGCCAGTGTCCATACTGAAAATATGGACGCGGTCAGTTTGCTCGTCGGCGGAGTGGTTGGATTCGTAGTATCATTGCTTTTGGGCATTCTTTTTCGCGCATGGCAATCCGTGGGTGAACGTTGGGCTCGAAAGGAATTCAAAACCGAACGCTTGATTATTCATGTCGAAGACGACCCGAAAATAATCTGGTCAGGGGCTCCCGATTGGATTGGCGATGCTGTTTACATCGACGATCCAACTCGGATACGTGGAGAAATTCCTGACGACCGAGGCGGTTGGGCGCAGTGGGTGCGCTCGCAAGGTGCGGTCGACGCCAGAAGGACCACCTTGAGGGTCACTCTGCAAGCCAGGACCGAGGCTGCGGTAGTGATCGAGAGCATGGAAGTGAAACTGCACAGGGCAGTACCAGTCAAGCGCGGAGTCGTTCTTGCTCGTGCCACAGGAGGAGCATCCGTAGAGCCTAGGAGGTTCAGGGTCGATCTCGATTGGGGAAATCCACCGCTAGTTACCACCGCAGGAAGAGATGCCGATAACGCTCCCTGGGGAATCAAGATCGCTGCTGGTGACGCGGAGTTTTTTCATATCTGGGCCGAAGCGACAGAGGCGGTCAGATACGAGTGGACCTTCGAGTTGAACCTCCTGGTCGAAGGGCAGCGTGTCGTGGAGTCGATAAGCAGGAAAGGTGGATCTCCATTTGTGACAGTAGGAGTCGGACAACTCCCCATGCGGATCAACTACTCCGGGACTAATAAATGGGATTTCCCTCTTGATGTTCCCGAGAACGAAAAAGCGAAAGATTAACGTGTGTAGCCGAAGCGTTTTAGCTGTCGGATCAGCTCCGCCTCGTCTGTACCCAAGGCATTGACGAGCTGGGCAGCGGTCGGCCGGGAAATCTGAGAGCGGCGGTACCGACCCCCGCCGGACTTGGTCAGCGCGCCGAGCTGGCGGCCGACCCCGCGCGAGGTGATGGCCTCGCGGGTGAACTCGTGCCCGCCCGCCACGAACACCTGACCTGAGCGGCGGGAGTTGACCACGCGGCCGAGGTCGGCCCCGGCCCGGATCGCGGCGGCCCCGCCCTTGCCGAACGCCTTGTCCTGCTGGGCAGGGGTCATGCCGCCGAACAGCGCGTTCGGGGAGTGACTGGTGCCGCCCTCGCGCCACTGCTCGGCGGTGACCGGGCGCATCGTGCAGTCGCAGCGCGGGTGCCGCAGGAACCCGGTCGTGTGCCGGTAGAGCCGCCCGGACAGCAGCACGCACCGCCCGCACGCGGGCAACACCACCACCCGCTCGTACCCGGCCACCTCCGGCTCGACCACCGAGGCGACGTGCAACGCGAGACGTCCGGCGTCGGCGGTCTCGGTGGCCACCTGGGTCAGCAGCCGGGCCAGGCCGATGCCGGAGGCGTCGGTGTGCGGCAGGTCGGCTGCGCGGGCGCGCCGGTAGTAGCCGAACGCGAAGTCCAGCAGCGCCTCCAGCAGCAGGCCGTTCGCAGCCAGTCCGGCGAACGCGGCGGACACGAGCTGCGCCAGCGGCGCGGACACCGCCCGCGCGGCGGCCAGCGTGCCCGCGACGTAGAGCGGCGCCAGCGCGGCGGCCTCATGCTGGGCCTGCCGCACCGCATCCACCACCTGGGGGCGGACCTGCTCCACCCAGGAGGCGGATGCCGCGCGCGGGTCGAGTTGCCGCCACGCGGCCTGGGCCTGGTCGACGGCCGCACGCACGATGCGCTGCTGCGCCCGGTGGTGGCGAACCTCTTCGGTGGTGGCGTCGGTCGGGGCGCTCATGGCGCTCACCTCCCGGCGGGCGCGGGCTCGCGGAACCGGACCGCCAGGGACGGCACGGCCACCGCCGGGTCGAGTCGCGCCGACCCGCGACGAGGTGCAGGCACCTGCACGGGCTCAGGCTCGAACATCTCGTGCGCGTCGTCGGCCGGAGCATCGGGGAGCGGGAACGGCTTGGTGCCGAACTCCCCAGTCTGGTCCCCCACGGCGCGCGAGTACGCCTCGGCGTCCTCGGCCTCCATCTCCCTGATCTGGGTGTCCGAGTAGCCCAGCGCCCGCCGCGACGCACGACGCGGCAACAGCCGGTCGGCGGAGAACAGCTTCACGACGCCGTCGGCCTGGGCGGCGAAGGTCGGCGTGGCGGCATCGGTCCACCGGGCCTCCATGCGCAACGCCTCCTCGGGCACCCGCCCGTCACGCACCCGCAGCACGGTGCGCATGACCTCCTCCCAGCCGTCGCCGAAGCTGCGCTGCCTGCGTTCGGCGCGCTTGATGTGCCGGGACTCGGAACTGAGGATGCCCTCCGCGCTGGCCGGGTTCTCCGTGGCGTAGCCCAGGAAATGAGGCGGCAGCCCGGTCAGCGAGGCGACCAGCCGCGCCAAGGCGTTGAGGGTGTTGTGGAAATTCGACAGGTCGGCCTCGGGGAACTGCCCGACCGCCACCCCGTCCTCGCGCGGGCTCTTCGGCGAGGCCCACAGGACCCCCGCCACCGCCTCCCACGGCGAGAGCGGACGTCCTTGCGCGTCAACGAAATCCTCCTTGTCGAACCCCAACGCCCACCGGCGCGGCATCGCGTGGTACTCGGCGCTGGTCATCATGTCCGTGGCGATCTTGCAGGCGGCGTCGGACAGCGGCAGCACGGCCGCCAGCTCCGAACGCCCGAGCTGCGGCGGGGCGGTGCGGCGGCGGCGTGTGCGTGGCCGGTTGACGATCGGCACCACGGGGACGTGGCCCATGCCGTGCTCGTCGCGCTGGTCCTCGGTCCAGGTGCCGCCGCCGTCCTCGGAGGAGTACCAGACGGTCTCGTTCGGCAGGTACAGCGTCGCCCACGCCTCGGTGGTGCCGTCCTCGGCGTCGTCGGAGAACTGGCGCTTGAGCGCGGCCCTGACCTTGCGGGTGCGCGGGTCCAGGTCGACGTGGACGTCCAACGGCGATTCGACGGTGACCAGCGGGGTGTCCGGCCTGTCCTCGTCGGTGCCGACGATCGCGAACGCCCGCCCCAGCGCCAAGGCGTCGATGTGGGCCTGTTCCGAGGCCAGGTCGAGGCGGTTGGCCTGCCAGATCCGCCACAGCTCAGCGTCGCCCGCGTGCGCTCCGCCGAGCCGGAACCCCGTCACGTCCAGCCGCTCGTCAAGCGCGTCAACGACGAGCATCGGCCAGTTGATCACCACCTGGCGGACCCGGCCGTCGAGGCGGCGGACCAGCTCCGGGTGCATGTAGGACAGGGGCTGTTCGCCCTCGTAGTAGGAGTCGAGCAACTCCAGCTCGGGAAGTTGGGCGTTGTGCAGCCTGGTCAGGCGCGCGATCCACTGGGCGGGGGACAGCGTGAACTTCGTGGTGGGGGCCAGCGGCGACCACCACCAACGACCAGACCCCGGTGGGGTGGTCTCCTAGCCCATGACCACCATGCGGCCGGACTTCTTGGGCTTCGCGCCGCGCAGCTTCCAGCCGCCCACGGCCATCGCGGCGGTGGGCACGGCGTCGATCCTCTTGCCGGTCTTGCCGCGCTCGGGCTTGTCGGGGCGGATCAGGTCGGGCTCTCCGGCGGGGTGGCGGACCTCTACCGCGTCGAAGCACCACGCGGCGACGGGGTTGCCGTGGTGGGACCAGCCCCGCGAGCGCGTCAGGGCCATGACCTCGTTCATCCCCGGCGTCATGCCCCGGTAGGTCTGCGCCACCGGGTGCATCCGCACGCCGGTCCGCTTCTCCAGCCGTTGGCGGACCGGCTCGCCGGACCACTCGTCGTAGGAGATGTCCGCGACCCGCAGCGATCCGGTGTCGGCGAGGATGTCGGCCTCCACCCGGTCGTAGTCGATGACCTCGCCCTCGGTGACGGTGATCCACCCGGCCTGAGCCCATCGGGAGACGCGGCCCTCAGTGCGCACGTCCAGGAACTCGACCCCGGCCTCGGGCAGCCAGAACCGCCACAGCGCGGACGGGTGGCCGTCGATGCCCTCGGGCACCACCAGGCACCACGCGGTGAGGTCGAGCTTGGCGGCCAGGTCGAGTCCGCCCCACGCGGGTCGGCCAGCCAGCTCGCGGCGCAACTCCTCGGGGGTCTCGCGCGTGGTGCCGGTGCACGCGGTGTAGAGGTGCATCGGCATCCACCGGCTCGACTGCGACACCCACTGGTTGAGCCGAAACTGCCTGAAGGTGTTCTCCTTGAGCGGGTCGTTGCGGGCCTCAAGAGCCTCTTCCCGCAGCGCTGCCAGCGACAGGAAGTCGCCGAGGGCGGGGTTGGCGTGGTACCAGTTCGACTCGTCCCAGGGGTCGGCGTCCTCGGGGGTGTTGCGCAGGTACGCGAACCGGTGCGGCGCCCGAGCCGGGTCCGCACTGATCTTCACGAACTCGTCGTGCTCGCCCTTGGCGAAGGACGCCGGGTCGTTGCCCGCCGTGGTGGCCGCGATCAGCAGCGGCTCCAGGCGCGTGCCCATGCCGGTGCGCATCGCGTGCCAAAAATCGCCACTCGGCTGGGTCAGCACCTCGTCGAAGATCACGCAGCTCGGGTTGGAACCGAGGTTGCCCAGCGCGTCGGAGGGCACCACGACGTAGACCGAGTTCGTCCGCTCGTCCACGATGCGAGCCGAGTGCTCGATCACCCGCAGCCGCTTGGACAGCACGGGCGAGAGGGCGACCATCCGGGCGGCCACGTTGAACACCAACTTCGCCTGGTCGGTGTCGCGAGCGCAGCCGTAGACCTCCGCCGACTCCACGCCATCGCCGACCAGCAGGTACAGCGCGACCGCCGCCAGGATCTCGGACTTGCCGTTCTTGCGGGCAAGCTCGATCCAGGCGATCCGGTAGCGACGGACATAGGTCAGCGCCTCCTCGTCCCACCGGACCTCACCGAACAGCGGCCGGATGATGTCCTCGCGCTGCCAGTCGGCCAGGACGAACGGCTTGCGGGCCCATCTGTCCTTGGTGTGGACGCAGATCTCTTCGGCGAACGCCTGCGCGTGATCGGCCCTGGGCTGGCACAGGTGCTCGCCGCGCTTGCGGCAGGTGCGGCCGTCGAAAGTGTGCCCGCACACCGGCAACCGCGCCCCGCTTGGGGGTGTTGTAGTGGGGTTTCGGGGGGTGCCGGTGCGCGAGCGGGTCTTGGGGGTGGCGCGGGGCTTAGCTGAGGAGGCGGCCCGGCCCGCCCTTGGCGCGGTGGTCACCGCCCACCTCCACCTTGATGGACTGGCGGTCGGACGGGGTCAGGCCGAACCTGCTGGCGTAGCTAAGGAACGTGCGTTCGGCCTCGCCCTGGATCTGGATGGCCGGGTTCTTCACCAGCCCACCGGCCCCCTGCACGAGCAGGTGGGAGGAGTTGATCAGGGTGGTCGCCTGGCGGTAGCGCGACAACGCCTCGCACAGCACGAGGAAGGCGTCGACGTCCCAGCTCGTCAGCACCCCGCGCTGCTCCAGCCCCGGCGCGAGTCGGGTCCAGATCGCGCGGGCGTCCTCCGATGCCCAGTCCGGACAGGCGATGTCCTGGACCGGTGGCACCGGCTCGGCGTCGTTGATCCGGTCGGCGCGGTCGCCGTGCAGGATGCGCAGGCCGGTCGGCTTGGCCGCCGGGCCGCGTCTGCCCATGTCGACCACCACCGGCACCGCCGCGCAGGCGGCTTCTCATCGGGCGCGCGGCGGTCACGCGCCGGGGGCGGTCGAGGAGTCAGCGGCGAACCGGGCTGCCGCCGGTGTTGGACCCGCCGGATGCCTGGCGCGGGCGGCGCTGCACGGTGCGGCGGACACCGGCCAGCGCGCGGGAGAAGGCGTTGCGCAAGACGATCACCTCCCTTCGTCGGTCGTGGTGAGCGGGACGTGCAGCACGGCGGCCAGGTGGTGGCCGTCGACGTACTTGTCGGCGAAGGGCGGCAGGCCGACCGCAGACAGGAACGCCTCCTTGTGGGCGCGCAGCGGGAAGCACACGGCGAACCAGTGCGGGGAGTCGGTGACCAGGCGGCCGGTGCCGGGCGCGGTGTCGGCGGCCCGGAACGCGGCGAGCACCGCCTCCAGCTCCATCAGCGAGTCGGCCGCGAGGTCATCGACGTAAGGCAGGCCGTGCAGCGGGTCGGCGGTGCCGATGGCCTGGAGCTGGGCGAGGACCGCCTCGGCGGACAGGGCGTCCGCCGGGGCGGCCAGCGCTTGGAGCGCGGCGAGGGGGTCGACCTCGGGCGGCGCCGCGTCCTGCCCGTCCTCGGGAACCTCGTAGGTCACGCCGAGCGCGCGGGCCAACTCGTCCCCGTGCACCCACCGGCCGTCGACGGGGACCACGCCGACCGCGTCGAGGAACGCGGCGAGGTCGCCCGCGGTGCGGAAGCAGACGGCGGCCCAGTACTCGGAGTCGGTGGCGTTGCGGTAGCGCTCCTCCTCCCGCTTGGCGCGGGCGCGGAACCCCTCGGCGTTGGCGTCCAACTCCTCGGCGGGCTTGTCGCCCTTGGCCGGGCGTTCGGCGTTGAGGGCGGCCAGCAGGTCCACCGGGTCGGCGGGATGCCGGGGGCGGCCCATCGCCCGGAGGCGGGAGAGCGGGTCGAACCCGTGGTCAGGCTGCGTGGCGGGCACGGAACACCTCCAGCGCTGCCATCGGGAACCACTCCAGGATCAGCGCGTAGTCCTCGGGACGGTGCTCGGCCAGCGGCGCGACGAACCGCAGGTCCAGCCCGTCCCACGAGCGACCGAACCACTCGTAGTCGACGGGCAGGCGCGCGCCGTGGTGGGCGATGGCCTCCCGCACGTGCCGGACCTTCCAGTCCCAGACGATCGAGAGTTTGCGGGTGGCCTCGCGCTTGGGCCCGTAGGTGGTCATGGCCATGCGCCGGTTGGGGCTGTCGGAGGCGCGCACCCCGTCGCAGTTCCAGGCGTTCGGCAGGTCGAGGTCCGCCCGGATCATGTCGGCCATCTCCTCGTAGGAGGGCTCGGGCAGGTCGACGGCGTCGATCACCGCCAGGCGCTGGGGTGCCTGGAAGGTGAAGGTGTTCAGCCAGCGGAACAGCGCCGGGTGCGGGTAGCGGTGGATGCGCACGCCGAAGAAGTCCTCGAAGTCGGCCAGCGACTTCTCCACGAACGACATGCCCGGCACGTGGTAGAGGAAGTACGGCACCACCTCCACCCCCGCGTCGCGCAGCGACAGCCACGCCGCCAGGGAGTCCTTCCCGCGCGAGAAGCCGAGCAGAACCGGGTTTCCCTCCTCGCGCAGCTCGGCGAGCAGCTCGGGCGAGGACGGCTGTCCGTCGATCGCCACGAGCCCCTCGGGCCGGTAGGTCATGGGCGGGCACCTCCGAAGACGTGATGCGGAACGGATCGGTGATGCGGACCGCATCACCGGCACGGGGCGGGCCGGGGTGGGTCAGGGCGGGGTGTCGCGGGCGAGCGTGCGGCTGACCGTGGACTGCGCGATCTGGGCGTGGGCGGCGATCTCGTGCTGTGTCGCGCCCAGCTCGTAGGCTTGGCGCACAAGGGATTCGTGCTCGGCGAGCCAGGAGGCGGCCTGGTCGGCGGCCAGCTCCAGCCGCTCCAGCACGGCGGCCAGCGCGCGCCCGGTCTCGCTGTCCGGGGGGACCGGTCGGCGGACGTGGGAGCGGCGTTGTCGGAAACCTGACCGGCCGGAACCGGGCCTCAATGGCTTGTGCCCTTCCTGGCGGTTCAGGGGTCACCCCCCTGGGGTCCGCGCGGGCGGGTGTCACGGGCTGTTCCAGCCGCCTCGGGTGCGGCGGTCCCTGGCGGTGATCCGAGCGTGGCACGGCCCGCACAACCCCCGGCCCCGGTCCGGGTGGTCGGGGTCCAGTCCTGCGGTCACCAGCTCCCGGCGGGTGAGCGGCCAGTGGTCGGCCACGGTGGACCGGGCAGAGCAGCCGGTGCCGGGGTGGTCGGGGCAATCGGTGAGGTCGCAACGGCACACCCGGTCGGCGGGGCGGGAGAGCACTCCGGGCCGGAACCTGCTGCGGTGTCCGGCGGTGTAGCCGCGCTGCGCGCTGGTGCCGTGGGCACGGCGGGCACGGCTTCGGCACGGCGGGCACATCCCGGAGCGGGCGGCGGCGATGCCCGGACAGCCGGGGCGGGAACAGGGACGGGGAGCACGGGCGGGCACCGGCACCACCCCGTGCACGGGACTGCCCCCGGCGGGTGCCGGGGGCAGTCTGGGTCGGGACCGGCTACAGGTCGGCGGTCAGCAGGTTCAGGGCGGTCTGAGCGGTGTTCAGGCTCTCCCGGTGGGGGAACAGGGCGGACATGGCCCTGTCCCGGTCACCCAGCTCCCCACCGGTCTTGGTGGGCTTGATGTTCTGCACCCATGCCAGCACGGACAGCAGAGCGGCCCACCGGGTGCCCTTGATTTTGGCGGTGAGGTCCACCTCACCCCGGAACAGGGCTTCCACCACCCCGGTGCGGGTGTCATAGAGCTTGAACTGAGAGGGCCCGGCAGAGGGCATCGGCTTGTCGTTCAGGACGGTGTCGGCAAAGTCCTGGAACTCCCGGATGGTCATCTTCTTGCGGAGCAGCTTGTTTGCCACCTCCCCAAACTCTTCGGCCATCCGGAAGCACAGATCCAGTGCCTGGCTGGCCTCGGTGATGCGGGAGTCCTGGTTGTTGTTCGGGTCCAGCTCCACCCGGTCGGGCAGACCCGGCAGGGTCACCGGGATCACGGTGTGGGTGCCGGTGTGCACCGGCATGACCCGGACGGTGGACCCCTTGCCGGGCATCAGGGAGTTGACCAGCACGGCCCGGATCTCCACCTTGTCCACCTTGCCCACGGACACCAGGTCCGGCACCCGCACGGTGGCGAAGGACGCCGTCCCCTCCCACAGCGGCCCGGCGGCCCCGGTCTTGGCACCGGGCAACACCTTCAGCAGCTCGGAGAGGATGGCCCCCCGGACATCCACGGACACCGGGGTTGCCTCCCGGTTGGTGTGTGCAATGTGGACGGACTTGGCAGGGTCCTGCGGGTTCATCTTGACCAGGGACCACAGGCCCGGCACCTCCAGCGGGATGGAGGTGTGCTCCACCTCAACCTTCCCGGCGGCACCACTGGCGGCGGGCAACTCCTGCCCCATGAGGCAGTCGGCGGTGTGCTTGACCCCCACCGGCTTGCGGCACTCGGTGCACTTCCCGGACGGGATCACGGCCACCATCGGGTTGGCGGTCACGGTCCATCCGGCAATCCCGGCCTTCTTCAGCAGCTCGGGGATGGTTCGGCTGCTGTTGTTCGCGGTCGCCAGCCGCGCCCACGCATCCCGGTTCCCCACGGTGGAGGGCTGCTGCTCGGCCTTGGTCTCCCCCTTGGCGGCGGTCTTGGCCGGTGCGGCCTTGGCGGCCTTGGTCGGTGCCTTAGCCGGTGCCTTGGCGGAGCTGGGCTCTGCGGACTCCTGAGCGGCCTGCACGGACTCGGCGGCGGGGACCTTCGGTTCAGTCATGGGATTTCCCTAGAAACGGCCTACCCCCTGCGGGGCGGGCGGTTGATCAGGTGAACACCCAAAACATTAATGACGGAACGGCGAGGCCAAAAACGACAGAAAGCGCCAACGCGCCGGACGCGGCGAACCACCCCGTTAGGACGATCGAAAACGTCACGAACAGGGAAAATTAGGTGCACGCACAGGGAAGCGTCTCAACCTGCCCTCGCGCCGGTTGGGCGTCATCCCGGCCGACCGGGTCGCACGCTTCCGCGCCCCACGAGGCGAACCCTATCTACCAGCGCTTATGTTCCCGAGCGTGCACATCGAGCAAGGGCGACTGGCCACGTAAACGGGAAGCTCAACTTCGGAAAACCGAATGAATTTGCGGGAAATCCGGGGATTTGACAGGCCATTCGGGTGATCCCCTGTGTCCAGACCTTGCCCAGCTCTTCTGGATTGCCATTCTTTCCCTTTGATTCGGCCTGTGGGTGCGGCATCACCTGCGGGACGAAAACCGAGGAAGGAAAACGAGATGGGCGTGAAAATTGCGTACCGCGAACCCAGAACGACATGGATTCCACCGGTAGGGCGCAGGTTCGGGGCGAGGTTCCCGCGCACTGCGGTCATCCTACGCACGTCGGCGTTGGCCCGGCGGATCGTGCTCGACCTGGAGCGCGAGTACGCCGCGACGCACGAGCCACTGGACCCCCGGCGGCCGTTCGGCATCGCGGCGTGGGTCTACCGCATCCGCAGCGGCGTGGAGTGCATCGACTTCGAGGTCTACGGCGTGACCGACGAGGTGCTGCGCGACCGCGCCCGGTGCGACCGGCTGCGCGCCGAGCTGGAAAGCCTGGTGGCGCAGTACAACTGGGCCGACCCCGACGACCCCGGCGACGTCCGGTTCGGCGGCGGCGCGGTGTTTCTGTGCACCGAGAAGCAGGAGCGCGAGCGCGGCGGGCGCTCAGGGCAGGTCCGCACCTACCGGCGCTGGCTGGCCCGGCTGCTGGGGCGGCGCTTCCGCCCGTACCTGCCCGTCGCCTGCGACTGATCCCGGATACAGCAACGCCCCTGATCACAGGCCCGGCATGGCCTCCCAGGGGCGTGCTGTCGGAACCCGAGAAAGGAAGAAACATGAGCCCCGACGCCACGCACAGTAGCAACCCGGACGCGCAGGAGGAGGTGCTCCTGCGGCACGGCGCGCTGGAGATCGCCCGCGACAAGTTCACCAGGGCCGTCACCCACCTGACCCGCATGGCGGGCCCGCAGGCCGCCGCGCTGCGCACCACCCTCGCACAGGAGGCGTTCGTCATGCGGGTGCTGCACGCGCTGTCGGTGGGCTACGGCTGGAGCGAGGCGATCCACCGCGTGGCAACGCCACAGGTGCTGGAGGCCGCCCGCGCGCTCGGGCACGTGGGCACCGACCTGACGACCGGCTGCCCGGTGCTCACCGGCACCGGGATGCGCGCCCTCCAGCGGTGGCGCGACTTCGTCGCCCCCGTGGCCGCGCTGCCCGAGTACGCGCCGATGTGGCGCTACGTCCACTCGCTCGACGGCTGACCGTCGCGCGAGCGCACCACCGCGTCCGGTGCGGCATCACCGGACGCCCCAACGGAAAGGGAGAACATGGCCAGGATCGAGATGGACCGCGAGGACCTGCCGCGCGTGCCCGTGCCGAACGAAGAGACCTTCGACGGTTACGAGTGGCGCGAGATGGCGCAGGAGTTCGGCTGGGTGGTTCCGGGCCTGTGGGGCCGCGAGGGCTGGGACCTGGGGGCGTGGCCGCTGATCGTGGTCGGGCTGCACGACGACCCGAAGGTGAAGGTCTGGGCCTACGTCGTCTACATCGAGGGCGACATCTTCGTCCACACCTTCGACGACGAGGACGAGCGCGACCGGGCGGTCACGGCGGAGGCGGTCTTCTGGTGGCGCAACGGCGACGCCGACGGGCCGATGGACCTGCCGGAACAAGGGGATTACCTGGAGCACCACCACGGGCCGTTCCGGGGGTTCTGACCTGGGCGCGGTGAAGTGAACTGAGGGGGACCGGCGGCCTGCCGGTCCCCCTCTTGCTGTCCGGGCTGTCTGCGGCCCTGTCGGGGGCCTGCACCGGCCGGTGTACGGGGCGGGTGCCTGGTTGGCACCGGGCGGTGCGGGCAGCTGCGGACCGGTCTGCGGGCACCCGGTCCGGGCCTGTGCGGCCTCTGGGCGGGGTGCGGGTGCCGGTGGGGCAGGAGGGTGGGGGCGGGCGGAGCCCGTGCGGCCGAGGGGGACGGCGCGCGGGGCTCGACGCCCGCCCGGCGGGGTGGTGCGGCCGGGTACGGCCGGAGCCCCGCCGCGTGATCGCGACGGGGCTCCGGAGACCGTGTTTCGGGCACACGTGTACCCAATGCGTCCATAGTGGCCGCCGAAGCAATCCGGGTCAACCGCCGATCGCAACATTGCAAGTGATGTGGGTCACCCGGTCCAGGTCTCGTGGCTGAGCTGCGCGTCCATCAGCTCGCCCAGCTGCACCCAGGCGTCCAGCGGCCAGCACCGCCCGCAGTCCGCGCACACCACCTGCGCCTGCTCCGGGTCGACGGACAGCGCCGGACGGCGCACCCAGTCCTCCGCGTCCTCGGACCACGCCTGCACCGTGGCGGTGCCGCAGGTCGGGCATGCCCGGCCCCGCAGCGGGTAGCGCGGGGCCGGGTCGAGCAGCGCGCGCGCCGCGCGCACCCACCCCTGGGACAGCTCGGCGGCCCAGAGCACGTACTCCGGGTCGTGGTGCTGCCACGGCTCGGCGTGCGCTACCCAGGCGCGGACCCGCTCGGGCAGTCCGCGGGCGTCGTGGCCGTGCCCGCAGCAGGTCCGGTCGACCTCCGCGCCGATCTCGCCCAGCAGCGAGAGGGCACCCAGGCTCGCGGGCGGGCGGGAGCCGAGCGCGCCCGCCGGGCCGGAGCGCCGCCCCTGCGGCATGACCGCCTCCTGGACCTGCTTCAGCAGCGGCAGCACCTCGGCGACCTCGTGGCGGTCGTCCTGGCGGTGCAGCACGTACAGGCCGGGCATGACGAGTTGGTCCACGCTGGCCTCCCAGGTCAGGCGCGCGGTCGCGGCCTCGTCCCGGCTCGGCGGGTCGGGCACGAACTCGTGGTGCTGTTCGTGGGCGGCGTTCACGCGCTCACCGCCCCGTGCCCTGCGGCGCCGCGTGCGGGGGCGGCGGCGCCCGGTCGCTCGCGGGCGGCGGCCAGCCGGGAGGGGTGCATCCGGGTGTCCGGGTCGCGGTGCTCGCGGCGGCCGTCACGGGTGCGGGTGATCGGGCGGCACACCCGGCCCGCGTGCGCCCAGCAGTACGGGCAGCGCACCCGTCCCGCCTGCTCGGCCTCGGGCGGCCTGGTCCAGCCCATCGCCGAGTAGACCGCGCGGATGCCGCGCTGCCCGGCGACGGCGAACCGCGCCCGCTCGCGCACCCGGTCCGGCTCGGCCACCGGCAGCGGCGGGCGCGCCGACCCCGGCGCGGCCTGCGGGGCGAGCGCGACCAGCTGCACGAGCTGGGCGACCTCCTCGGCGCTCACCCGCCCGACCCGCTGCGCGGGCACGGACGCCAACGCGGCCTGGACCTGGGCGGCGGTGTGCCCGCGCAGCTCCCGCCACCAGGCGGTCACCACCGGCTCGGGCAGCTGCCCCTCACCGGCGATGCGGTAGTGCCACAGCAGCGCCCGCATCTGCGAACGGGTCAGGCACTCGCTCACGCGGCCACCCCCGCCCCCGCCGTCGAGGCGTCCTTGCCCGGTGTGACCGTGGCCGCCAACGCGGCGTCGAGCACCGCGCGCAGCTCGGCGGCGTCGGCGTGCACGGGCAGCTCCCCGCGCACCGCCAGGCCCACCGGCGAGCGGTCGTCGTCGGCGATCGCATCGGCCCGCATCCGCTCCACCGTCCCGGCCGTGGCCAGCTCCCGGCGGGCGGCCTCGTCGCCGGGCAGCGTGCGGGCGCGCATCACCTCGCCCACCAGCTCCGGCACCCACGAGGTGGGCAACTGCTTGCCCGCCCACACACGCAGCCCCACCGCGATCACGGCGGGCTCGATGTCCTCGCGCAGCAGCTCGACCACCTGCCCGCGCAACGCCTGCTCCACCCGCCGGGGCTGGGCCGGGCAGTGCACCGACACCAGTCGCACCGCCTCCCGCTGGCGCGCCTGCCGCGCCGAACCGGTCGCCGTGGCGCGCTGGTCGTCCTCGGGCACGTCCGGGCGCCGCCCACGCGTGCGGGCGCCGCTGCGCACGGGCGCAGGCGGGGGAGACCCCACTTCCTTGTCTGCCAACGCAAGAGGGCTTACTCCAGTCTCCCTCTCCCCACTCCCTTCTCCCCCGTCCTTCGCCGAGGGGTTCGCCGAGGGGGCCACGGAAGGGTTCGCCGAAGGGGTGCCGAAAGGGGGCGCGACCGGTTCCAGGAGGGCTGCCGGGGCGACGGCGGGCCTGCGGGACGCGCGGGTGTCCAGCGCGGCCGTCACCGAGGCGGGCAGCGTCCGCGCCCCGGCCTCCAGCTCCCGTGCCGCCACCATCGGGGCCGGGCCGGTCACCTCGACCGGCAGGCGACGCAGCTCCCTGGCCAGCGCGCCGCGCAGGATGGGCGAGACGATCGTGAACGCGCTCCGCAGCGCCGAGCGCAGGACGTTGGGCTGCTTCCACAGCTCGTCACGCCGGATGAAGCTGCGCACCAGGACCTCCTCGGTCTCCTGGTCCACCGCCAGGAACCGCCCGGCGTCCAGCTCGGCCAGCGCCGAGCGCACGGCGGCCAGGTCCAGGTCCGGGTGCGAGCGCGCCCAACGGCGGGCCGCCAGGTCGAGCACCCCGGAGTAGGCGAGCTTGGGCTGGGACACGAGCTGGAGGTAGAGCAGCTTGGCGACGGCGGACAGCTGGACGAAGTCCTCGTCGTCCCAGATGTGCACGGACAGACGGGCATGATCACGCGCCACGGAAGGTCATCCCCCTACGGAAAACGGTGTTGGGCAGCGCGGAACGGCCGCACGAGCGCGTGCGGCGCGGTCCCGGAGCGAAAGGTCAGGCGGTGGCCCGGTCGACGCGGGCGGCCTGGTGCTCGGAGAGCACGGAGAGGTTGAGCGCGTGGACCGGCAGCAGCTTGCCGCCGTTGCCCCCGCGCGCGTCGGTGGAGGCGAGGTAGCGGCCGGTGGCCACGAGCAGCCCGGCCGAGTGCAGGCGCCGCACGGTGGCGCCGATGAGCTGCGGGCGCACCCCGGTCAGCTTGCCGCGCCACCGGTTGGCGTGGGTCTCGCGGAACGGGTCGGCGAGCGCGTCCCGCACGATCACGCGCACCACCGCCCCGGTCTGCGCCGCGCTGCGGGGCGCGAGGGCGAGCACGTCGACCACGCGCTCGACGGTGCCGTCGTAGTCCAGCGGTAGACCCGCCAGGTGCCGGGCGGCCTCGGTGGACAGCTCGCCCAGGACGGTCGGAGTGCCGCGCGGGCGGGTCCGACCGGCCCCCCGAGACCGGTCGGACCCCGTTCGCCTGCTCACGCGGCGTCCACGAGCAGGAACGTCCTGATCTCGGAGATTTCCTCGCACTCGGCGACGATCTCCGGGTGCAGCTCCCGCACCAGGCGGGGGCTGAGCCTGATCCGCAGGCTCGCCCGGTAGGTCACCGCAGGCACCCCGCCGACCGTGCCCACCTCGGCGTTCGCCTCCGACAGGCGGGTCTTGACCATGCGCTGCGCGTCGGCGCGGACCTTCTTCAGGGCGTCGATCAGGTCATCGACCGAGCGCAGCAGGTCGAGCTGCGGGACGAGGTCGTCCAGTGCGTGTGTCTGGCCGATGGGCATGGTGGTGATCTTGGACATTCGGTGAACCGCTCCCGATAAGTCGGTAACGCTGCGTCAGCGGATTGGGCGTGCTACACCTGCCGGGGCCGCATTTTTGCGGTCGGACTATCGATGCCAGCCAGCGGGACAGCAGTCCTGCCTTGCTGGCCAAGTAGCCGCCCACCTTGTTCACGTGATCCACATCTCCCCCAAATGGTGGTGCAGAGCCTTCACCTGAATGGTTGAGGCTCTGCTACCCAGCGCGACACATCCTGGTCTTCCTTGCAATGTTGCGTCAAGTTTTTTCCGCAAAAAACGGGTCTGGCACACAAAACGCCGCCGAAAGGGCTAAGCAGCCACACCCAGTAGCGCGTACCCCCTGCGACAGGCGAAGATTTCACGAGAAGAAATGTCCGCCACGTCAGCCGCACTGATCGCTATGACACAAAGCGTGACGAACAGCGGCGACGGCCGAAGGGGGTGCAGGTCAGGTGGGGACGACAGGCCCGACGTCCGAGGACGACGCCATCTCCGCGCCCAAGCACAACGAGCCCGTCAGGCGATCCCAGGTGGACGCCCTGATAGCCGAGTGCAAACCCGGTGCCAGCATCCGCAGGATCGAGCGCGAGGCCGGTCTTGCGGAGGGCGCGCTCGGCCACCAGCTCAAGCGTGGGCAGCGCGGTCGAATCCCCAGCCTGGCGATCATGGAGAGGTTCGCGAGTGCCCTGGAGACGGACCTGGAGCGCGTTTCCAGCGCCTTCGCGGCGGACAGCCACATCCCGATCGGGGTGGAACTGCCCCCCGAGGAGGAGGCCTTGGTCGCCCTCTTCCGTCAGCTCACCCCCGCCGGTCGGCGACTGCTGGTGCGCCAGGCTGCGGTGATCGTCGAATGCGAGCGTGACGAGCAGCGCGCGCATAGGGTAGGGCGGACACCGAGCTGACATGACCGCTCACCCGGTGTGACGAAAAGCTGCGAGTGGTACCAGGCAGCCGGTAACGTCGCTGGCCGCACTCACGCAGCCCCGGTTCGGTGAGCGGGGAGAACCACAGCGGACCGAACATGTCCGCCCGACGCCACGCCGGGGAGGGCCGCGTCGGGTGGACCGAGGCACGCCCTGCGGCGCAAGGGCGTGCGGAGGAGAAGGAGACGTGCCCAGACACACGCACCCGCCCGACCGGACTCCCGTCATCGAAGTGCGCCACGACTTGCAGACCCCTTGGCTGATCCAGGTCAACCCGGACGGGACGAAGACGTTGCTGATCGTCCCCGGCCTGTGTCTGGAGCCCTTGGTGGACCTCGTCCTCGACCTTGTGCAAGACCGGTCCGACCCCTGCCGCAGGTGCATGGAGCTGGTCGAGCAGTTGCGTCACCTTCCTGACGGACCGGTCCGCGCCATGTCCATTTACCACCTGCTCCACATGATGGCTGGTGGGATGGGGGAACCGCCTCCCAGCGCCTCTCCGGTAGAGCCCGATACCGCCGTCGAAATCGCGAGGGCTTGCTAGCGCTGCCTGAGCAAACGAACAGGGCCCCACGCAGCGGCGATCGCTGCATAGGGCCCTGTCTCCGCGTCCTTAAGCTGGCCATCGTCGCACGGCGGCCTGGGACGGGCAGTACCGGTCGAGAGCACCCCTCGTATCGCTCTCGACGTGCGTTAGCGCAGGTAAGCGACCGTTGTGGCGGGCTGGTCAAGCCAAAGTCGGTGATGACCAGCGCTGGTCACCGTCATCCCCCACCGGTTGAGCTCTGCCCGGTCTGCTGCTTGCCAGGCGTGCAGAACAGGGGCGAGTTCGTCCCACAGCCTCCGACCGCCTCCCTGGTACAGAGTGGCGTGCCGCTCTTCAGCGGTGTCGGGGAGGTCCACGCGTGCCCAGCTGCCGGTGGCGGGGTGCAGCCACCGGTAGGACGTGACCGTCCTTGCGGTATCGGCGTCCGCGTGGGTGTAGACGAGCTGGCTGCGGTCGGCGACCAGGCTGGCGAAGAACGCGGCCAGGGCGAACTCGTCATCCAGTTGCGGGTGGTCGATGACGGTGCCGGTCGCGTTGGCGGTCGTTCCGTGTCCGCCGGTGGCCTCCAGTACGTCGGCGACCGGCGTGCGCGGGGTGTAATGCTGGAGCTCCGAGCGCAGGGGCATGAACCCCGCGCCGCTGAGGAACCGTCCTGACACCAGCCGCTCGCCCTGCTCCTCGCCTGCGTCGCGGAGCAGGACGATGCCCTTGGAGACGTTGGCGAGGATGGCTCCGGCGGGGGCGAGCTGGTTGATCCAGTCGGTGGGGACGCGGTCCATGCCGCACGTGGCGATGATGCGGTCGAACGGTGCGCGCGCCGGGGCGCCGAGCGCGCCGTCGCGGCACAGCACGGCGGGGTGGTAGCCCGCGGCGGCCAGGCGCTCTTGGGCCGGGATGGTGAGATCGGATTCGACGTCGATCGTGGTGACGTGCTCGTCGCCGAGCACTTCGCACAGCAGCGCGGCGTTGTAGCCGGTGCCGGTGCCGATCTCCAGGACCCGGTGTCCAGGGTCCGTGTCGAGCGCATTGAGCATCTGCGCCATGAGGCTGGGTTCGGTGCTGGAGCTGACGGGAATGCCCTCCGCCCAGCGGGTGATCAGGGTGTCGTCGGTGTAGGCGGCGGTGAGCGCGGCCCGCCGCCGGGTCGGGTCGGGATCGGCGGTGTCGTGTTCGGTGAACTGTCCGGTGACGGGGTCGTGCACGGTGAATCGGGGCGCGAAGACGTGTCGGGGGACGGTGGCGAACGCTGCCCGCCACCGTCCTGTGGATGCGGTGGCGGGCAGTTGGAGTCCTGCCGCGAGCGCGGTGCGCAGCGCGGGCGTTTGCGTCGGTTGGGAACCGGCTTCGGGGTCGGTCTCGGCGGGGGTGGGCGACGGTGTGCTCATCGAGCGGTCTTCACCTCGTGGACGTCGTGATCGGCAGGTCGGCTAGCCGTTGGCGAGTTCGTCGGCCAAGGCGCGGGTGATGTGGGGGCGCAGCGGTTCGATCCAGGCCCACTGGCCGTTGGGGTTGAGGTCGCCGTGGAACCACCAGCGGCCGTCGTGGTCCACCACGAAATCCGGGGCGGCGTAGGTCAGGCCGAATTCCCGAGCCAGGGCGAGGACGCTGGTGGCGACGTCGGCAGGGACCTCGACCGGGGTGTAGGTCAGTTGGTCGTGCGCGGCCCGCCAGTCCACCGGCTGCGATGTGTCGTCGACGGTGGGGTGGTCGATGCGGGCGGCGAACAAGCGGTGTCCCACGATGGTGATTCGGACTGAGTAGGCGCAGGGGATGCGCACCTGGAACAGGTGCACCGTGCGGGCGACGCCGTCCGTGATCTGCTCGGGGGTGACGATCTGGGTGCGCAACGCGACCCGCTTGCCCGCCTCGCTGCCGGGACCTCCGGTCAGCGGCTTGTACACCACGCCGGTGCGCGCGTGGGTGCGGCAGAAATCGCGTGCCTGGTCGGCGTCGTTGGTCAGCAGGGTCTCCGGCACGTTCAGGCCCGCCGTGGTCGCTGCGGTCAACTGTGCTGGCTTCTGGTTGGCGCGCGTCCGGTTCTCCGGGCGGTCGATCCAGCGCGCGGGTAAGGCGGTGAGCAGACCGCCGAAGCCCATCTGGGCTTCGGCGGTCACCCACTGCCGCTCCGTCGCGTTGAGATCGGGGTGCGGTGCCACAGGCCCCGGTTTGCGGTACCAGATGGCGCGCACAGCTGCCAGGTCCACGTCACGGACGGGACCGCGTAAGGCACCGGTCCAGTGTGACCGGCCGGGCACCAGGTAGGCGATCTGCTTCACCCATTCGGGCACCTCGGCCAAGTCCATCCGCGCCACCCCCACCTCGCGGCGCGCCAGTTCGGCCACGACGAGGTCGGCGGTGGTGTCCTGGTCACGCGTGATCACCAACACGGACGGGAAAGGCATCAGTTCGTCAGTCCCTGTCCACAACCCAGGTCATGTCGTACTGGGTGTCGCTGGAGGTCCCCATGTGAGGGACGCCGGGACCGGCGACCCAGGGCTGTCCGGTGGGGTCGATGTTGAGCTGCTGGTGCGGGTCGTAGGTGGCACCGTCGAGCACCACAACGCCCTCGTCGTCGTTCAATGGCGTGACCTGGGTCAGCCCGAACGGGCGCAGCGCAGGCGCGGACGGAACGTCCGCCGACAGCTCAGTCAGCCCAGGGCGCGAGGGAAGCGCCCTGTCGTCGATGATCGTCATGCCGGTTTCCTTCCGGTGATCGTTTTCTGGTTCTTCGGTCCTAATCGCAAATCTGGTCGGTGTCTTGTGCGGTCACTGCTACGCAGGACACCGACCCCTTACCACAGGTTGCCGTCACCGCATCCTTGGTAGCTTGCGGGAGGCGCGCCCCTCGCGCGGCGACGTGCACGGGCATACGACGGGGTGGTTGGCCCTGCACGAGACGTGTTTCGCTACTCCTGTCTCTCTGCCTTGGTCTCCTCGCCCATCGCGTCGACGGCGTCGCGGCACAGCGCCGCGAACCGCTCCAGGTAGACCGTGACCCCCAGGTGGTCCTTGAGCACCAGGGCGTCGGTCAGCATCTCCAGCATCACCACCGACTCGTCGACGATGCGGAACGAGCCGCCCTGCGGGATGCGGTGGTTGGGCAGGATGCCCACGTGCACATCCGGCAGGCGGGCGGCCTGGTCGAGGAGGACCCGTTGGTCCTCCCGCCCGGCCACCCACTCGGGCACGAGCAGGTGGACCGTCCGCCCCGCTCGCGTCTGCGGCACGGCGTCCACTCCCGTGAGGGCGAGCACCCGCAGCACGGTCGCCTCCGCCTCGAACAACCGAGCGTCCCGCCTGTCCAGACGGGCGAACCTGGAGCGCCGCCGCGTCTCCTCGGTGACGGCGCGGGCGAGCTGCACCGCGTGGGTGATCTCGTCCTGCTCCGCGCCGTAGACGCGCAGCAGACGGGTGACGTCGTAGGGCGTGGGGGCCAACCGCGCCCGCTCCAGCTTGGAAATCTTGGACTGGCCCATTTGGGCCTGTCTTCCCGCTGCCGCCCCGCTCAGGCACGCCTTGAGCCGGGCTTGGCGGAGCAGATCGCCCAGCAGGGTCGCGGGGCTCTTGTCGGGAGGAACCGACGTCTCAGGCAT